TGTAAGTTTACTAAATCATTCATTGCTTGATCTTCATATACATTCATCAAATACGATGACAAGTTATTATCAGAAATTGTACCACCTGACAATTTAACATCGGAAAAAAACCCTGTTATGTCTGTTAATTGCTTTTGTTGACTATCAAAAAAGGTTTTTGTATCTCCTAAAACAGAAATTATTAATAATTGTTTTTGTTGATTAGCACTAGAATAACTGTCTTTGCCCATCTTCTTAACAATTGCTTTGGCTTTTTCTATCTTTTGAGTTTTTATTTCAGCTTTTGTTATTGGCTTTTTAACGTCAACTGTTTTAACTTTTGCAACTTCTACTTTTTCCGATACAGTTTCGGTTTTGACTTTGACTTCAACTTCGACTTCACTGACTTCGATTTCGAGTTCAGTTTCGATTTCTTGTATTGAGACTTCGGCATTTATGTTTTCTCCTGTTTCAGTTTCTAACTTTATTTCAAATTGTTCTGCACTTGGTGGTGCTAATTCAGCTTCAACACTATCATATGTTACTTCAGTTTGAGATGTTGGTGTAATTTCTATGTTACCATTCTCTACTTCAATTATATTATTATCAAAAATATCTTCTAATAAATCAGTTATTGTATCATCGACAATATTTATCGCTACATATGATTCTACTGATGTTATAGTTTGGGAAACAATATTAGAAATAACATTATACAAGACGTTCACACTTACGTCATCAAACATAACACCGACAGAAAGTGCGATATCGCGTCCGCCCACTTCAACAATAAGACTTGTAAGATTACCAGCAAACTCAAAACCGCCATTATATTCAGAATAACCAGTTACTACTCCACTAGCTGATAAAACATCTGTCCCAGAAAATTGAGTAATTGCTCCATTTTTTCCTGTAATGTGCATATAAATGCTATCATCTTTATCCGGCTTATATACTTTTATACTATAATTTGTTTTCCCACCGTTACTGATATCTAAATCACTTATGTCAATAGTTTGTACAAAGGTTGTACCCATACCACTAACACCGTTAATGCTTGTTGAATTGCCACTTCCTGTTATCATCGCACATTTATCTGTCCCTAAATCACCGCACGTTGATCCAGACAACATACTTGCAGAGCCTTGGCCTCCCCAATCAATCGACATTTTTCCGTCCTTTGATGATGGTACAAACCCATTATCGCTGTCCAATATATCCACTGAGGTTTCATTAGTGACTTTTGTCGTATTAATATCTGTTGTGGTAGTGGTAATTGTAGTCACCCCAGTTCCATCATTAATAGTTTCTGTCACAACATCAACATTTGTTATTTCTTCCACAACTATTGGATCGCATAAACCGACTTGAGTTACAGGGCATATATTATCTGCTTTAGAGGAGAAGGATACCAAGAAAAGCAACAAGAGCACCCATGTTAAAAGGTTTTTTATCTGTTTCATTTAATTTTACATCTTTTTTCGGACGTTTTTTAGAAGGTTTATTTGCTAATTCAATTTGTTTTCGTATTAAACTACCCTCTGGTATTAACTGTGGGTTATCTTTCCACGCTTGTTCGGCATCGTCAGCAATTTTGCCATAATAGGGACACCACGTATTTGACATAGCCATTGCATCAAAAATTATAGGAGACTGACATAAGGTACTAACCCCAGCCACTTTCATCCCCATTCCAAACAGAGCGCGTGATAATTTTATCCTAACGCAATCAATGTCCTCTATAGTCACAGCACTAGAAATACCAACGACAGAAGTAGTTACTGAACCACTTATACCATGTCTGCATATATCAGAATTATTTATAATAACTGAGGGTGCAACTGCGCTTGGTGGTGCTTTATCCATAATGGTCGATGAAACCGTATTACTGTCAGCCGCTTCTGCTTTTCCAAATATTAAATAAATAATTGAAAAAACCACCATTATAACAATTAAATATGATACTATTTTTTTAAACATTCTATCTCCCCTAGTGGGGTTTTTGGTTGATTTATATGTAGTGGGGTTTTTGGTTCATTTTTTATTATTTCTTTTCTTCGGCAATTATTAAACCTAAAATAGATGCCGCAACGCCAATGAAAGCAAGTTCCATTACACCACTAATAATTCCTATCCCAATTATACCGACTCCGATAGCCGCATAACTTGAAGGCTCTTTTAACCTATTCATTAACCAATTCATTTTATATCCTCTCTGTTTTGTTAAATTCCAATTGCTTTCAAAAGTCCCATTAATCCAAATTGATCTGCAAAAATAACCGCTAGTCCACCAACAGCAAACCATTTTATTTGTATTAAAGACCGCTCAATACTATTTAAACTTTTTTTAAGTTCCTTACTTACATCTCTTAAATTAGTTATAGATTCATCGTGACGATCTAAAGTCCACTCAATTTTGTCTAATCTAGTTGTACTCACTTAATGTCCAATCGCTATAAATCTAACTAACAGTGAACTATTCTGAATAGCACCAACGTGAATTTTTGCTGTTGTAGTTGTAAGGGTGTGTATGGATACCTCCGCATCATCAGTACTTGCAGTACTTGCCACAGCTCCATAAGTAGCATTAGCTTGAAGACAAGCTGTGGGAAACGTTACAGGCCAATTAATACTCGTACTTGTATCTCGTCCACAAGTAGCACTTCCCCATTGCATAACTAAACCACTTGCAAACTTTTGATATCCATTTGACGCTAAACTTTTTGCTGGTGCATCTATTGCACCTTTTAATTTAGCTGGTGAAATTAAACTTTCAGTTGTACCCGATCCGGCAGACCAGACAGCTTGTGATTGATCTCCTAATAAACCTGTTTGCGTACCGCTTGTATTAACAACTTGTGTATCATCTAAAATATTATTCGTGTTTGATGATTGATTTAAATAACTTAATGAAATCCACGCATCGTCTGCCTCTGATCTCATTTTAAGAATGTTAGTGTTTGTATCATACCATAACATATTTGCATAAGTTGTACTGGGTGCTGTTGCCCCAGATGAACAACTTGCTAACGCCTGTAATGCGTTATTAATGTCTGTTCGGGCGTTTGACGCTGATTGATTTGCTATTGTGTAATCATTTTGACTCATTTTAGAATTCCACTGTTGCTTTTAATAAACTTATTGAAGGACTTACATTTGTATTTGTACTTGTTAATTCTGCTTTAAATTTAAACGCTCGTCCAACAACATCTGATCCATTTGCTAAAGAAAACGCTCCCCACGTTGGACTAGAAGCTGGATCGTCTGGTGTTGCCGCAACATAAACTTCTACATTAGTATCGTTAAATGCGGCTTGCTCATCAGTCCAGCCATCAAAATTATCAGGCCATGTATCCCAGTCTCCTACTATATTATCCCACGTTCCAGCAGTTGGTTGATGCCGACTAAAAATTGTTATTCCAGTTATTCTAGCAGTTCTCGAACTGGATGTATCTACATAATTTGCAAAATTATACGTTCCTGACGGATTTGCTCCCGAAATAGTATCAATTATTAGCTCATCAGGGTTAGGTGTTGTATCAATAACAACATTTGTTTTACTGCCAGAGAAACTAGGATTTTCTGTTAAAGTTGTTGTTGTACCCAAAGGAGGCAATTCAGTCGGCTGTATTACTAAACTTGTTGCAGTGACACTCTCATTCAAACCTTTATCAAATGCTTTAATAAAATACATACCCGATCTTGCTGGCAGAGTTGCATTTGTTGCTGGCCTTGCAACTTTGTCAATGACTGTTGATGAGTTTGCCCAAGTTCCACTAGTTGTTTGTGAGTAATGCCTAATTCTATAATAAGATAAATCTAAATCTGCTACTGGAGTCCAAGATAAAAATAATGTTCCAGTTGATAATTCATGAACAAAGTTTGAAATATTAGCTGGTGGATCAGATAAAGCATCCACAGTAAAATCAGGTAAATGCTCAAATTCACCTTTTACACCAAAAGTATTTATAGCTCTTGCTCTTATGTCATATATTCCACGCTCTAAATCAACAACAATGAATCGTCCAATCTCTCCTGTTCCCATTGTGTTATAAACAGTATCAGCGTTTGCTTTATATTGTACTTCAACTAAATCTATTCTTTCTTCAGCACCACTTGTAATTGTCACTTCTAACTGATTGACTAACTTTTCGGATAAAACACGTGCAACTGCTTGTGCTGAAATACCAACAGTTGGAACTTCAAATGGTGATAATAATGTTGTGTTATCATTTTCATAAACAATACCATCACTAACCTCGTCAAATACACTGATTGTAATTTCTCTTAGAGTTAATTCTATTTGTAGATCATATTCATTTTGAACGCCAAAATTCCATGAAACCACTTCAAATGTTTTAGATGTCCAGCCAAAACGAGCATTAGTTAAAGCGATTGTATCTCCTACTTGTACTTTAAAAGCTCTTATTCCAAAATTAGCATTTACAGTTATTTGTTGTCTGTTTCGTTCCAGAGCAATTAAGGCAATGCGTCTGGCTTCAATAGAGTTATCAGTAAATGGTAAATCTAAATCAACAACACTCTCTTGATTATTGTCTGCTGTTAAAAATGATGCACTTGTAACGGCTGGATAATCTGTTGTCTGCCAGTTACTTTCCGAACCTCTAAAAGTTCCTTTAACTTTGTTAAAATTGTCTCGTCTTGAGTGTCTCGTGCTTACTTTTATATTCGATCTTAAATCATCATCCGTTAAAGATAATTGTGAACTTGTAAAATATGCTGGCTTCATTCTCCATTTGCCTTGAGAATACCATATTGAACCACCAAATGATGTTATAATATCATTTAACAAATCTAAAGGAGTGATTGATGTTACAAACGCGCCATTGCAAGTATATCTTTTTGTTGATGCTAAAGTGTTTGTTTGATCGCACACATTAGCCGCTGTTGTTACTAATGTATCATCAATGTTAGCTGTTTCCTCATTTAAACCATATGATGAAGTTAAATAATCTCTAATACACAATGCTGGATTATCAGACCAAGCCGTTGAACTATTTCTAGGGTCATATACTTTTTTTCCTTTAATAGTTGTTGTTATATTTGGGACACCATTAGGGAATATATCTGCGTCAAACTTTAATCGTATATATAAATATGCTAACCCACTTAATTTGTGTTCTAGTGTCCAGTTTGTTGTCTCTGCCACTAAATCACTATCTGCTGACTGACTTGCTGTGCCTAAATGTTTATTTATTCTTATAAAACCATTATATCTACTTGGAGACGTTACGTTTCCAGACCCATCTAAAGTTACCAATTCATCATTTATATATATTTCATTAAACTCTTCTATTTCATGACCAGCATAAGCAATGACTCGGTGCAAAAATTTATTATTTTCACCTGTTGCTTCATCGAATACAATAACGCCACCGACACGCATTTTCCCATATATAATTTGATGATCTAACGCTGACCCTCTTGTATTTACCTGATAACCTCTATTAGCACCTGATAATGGTGGCTTGGGAGTAAGTGCTTTTAGTGCTACGCCTAGAGCAAGCCTAACCGCAAATGCCGACCAAAACGCAGTAGCCCCTGCCGCGACTGTTGTTGTTGCGGCCGCTGAAAATGCCGCTATTCCAATTTGTACAGCCATTAATTATGTTCCCTTATTAATGCTTTACAATAAACTGTCTCTGTTGGAGTATAATCTAATCTTTCTAATATTACACCAAAAGATTTGTGTTCTTTTACATTTATAGTCATCACTGAAATACCATCTTCTTTTATACATTTTTCAGCATATTTTAATAATTTAATTCCGGCAAATCCTTTTCTATAATTAGGGTGCATATATAAAATGTCATTTGTAGCAAATAAATGATCTTTATAATGTAAATGTACACTAATAATTACAATAAAATAACCGATTAACGCACCATTAAAACGTGCCGTAAATATTTTTAATTTATTGTTATCTTCTAATTCATAATAAGTATGCCAGTCTGGATTAAGTTTAATAATATTTTTGTTTACTGCTATCTCTTCCCAGTGCAAATTAATAAGATCAACTATTTCTGGTTTTACATCATTTATAAATTCTTGTTTAAAATTAAGACCCACTATTCCGTCCCCAGACAATATCTTTATCTTGCAAATCCTCTACAAAATCTAAACCTAAATCTGTAGGGTATATTGACTTTTGATATTCTGAAGTAAATCTAGATGTTCTAGCTCTCTCTAAATCAATCAATTTATTCTCAACTAATAATTCTATTGATGATGTTTGAGGTGTTTCTAATATATTCATTTGATCCATATAACCAGAAAATATATTAGAAATGCTTGTTTGATCGAGTTGCAATAATATTTTTTGACCGTCTTGTAATAAAATAAAATCTGAGCTTTGTTGTAATAATTTATTAGCTGTAAACATACCAAAGTATAAATTGCACACACGTCCCTGATAAGGCTGACTGAGGGCTAAAGAGATAACATCTGAAGGGATACCGCTTAAAGTTATTGTAGCCCCTTTTACGGCTATTTCAGCGGCCTCTTCAACTTTCGATATGTTTAATAATGCACCAGTCCCCACCCATTCTTGACTGTTATAATTTAATGTTCCTAATCCTGTCCATAATCTTAAAGTGTTATCGTCATCAAATAATAACTCAACTGCAAAAAACGGATAAATAACTCCATCATCTAAAGCTGTTATAATATCGGTAGCAAGATCGCGACTCATTAATCTGCCTCGGCTATTGTATTTCCATCTGCCACCCATTCAAGGATAGCTTCGTAATGTCGGTTTTCTGCGTTTATTGGAACTGCCATCATAACACCATCAATTTCAGCATTAATGTGAGAGTTCTGTCCTGACACTGACGACACATATCTTGCACTGTTTACAATCATATTATAACTCCGCATCCATTGAAAAGAAATCATCTACTCCGTCAGGGTAATAAAACGCTGACCCTCCAGAACCGCCTCCTGATTTTAAAACGTGTGTAGCAACTACATTCTTAGCAAAACTAGTAAACACTGGTTGGTCACAACCTGTGACGTTCCAAGTACCGTGAACTGTACAAGTTGGATCAATTCTCATTTCAACTCCCAATCGGTGAGTTTGGGAAATACGTTCTGAATTGTTTTGGTATCCAGCCGCAAAGATAGCATTAAGTTTTGGATTAATCGTCTGATAATACCTTTGACACAAAGCCAGCTCTTGCCCATATGAACGATGCTCGAAGGGTGTGGCTACTGTGCCGACTTCTAGCTGAACGCCTGTCAAGTACCACGTTGCATTTAATGTCCCAAGCACACCTGTTGTTGCTCCTGTGGCAGAGTTTATATCACCAGAAGCCCAAGCTCCTGCACTGCCACTAAAAGTAGAACCAACACCCAAGCCCCATACTATTTGAAGACTACGACCTGTGCCTGTAGCCCAAGTTCCTGTTTGATCGCCAGAGATAGTAATTGTCTTTCGTTCCCAAGTATCAGCCGAACTGATTGTGTAGGTAAAGGGATAGTTTCTATTGTCTGAGCCATTACCGATTGCTCCACCGTGAGTACCAGTTATTGAGCTTCTGACATAAAATGAAAGTGTAACAGTCTCTGCGGCAGAAGTTCCCCAGTTAAGATGAGAAACATTGTTTCCTTCACACCGTGTAAACACAATTAACCTTTGACCAGCCGCAATAGATGAATCAGCAGTCGTTGTCAGTATTTTCAGTGCGTGGGTAAAGTCTGTTGGAACTACTGATGTCTCTTGGCTAATTGTAAAAGCACCATCTGAACTGTGATAATTAGCAAACCTGTCAAGGCTATAGTTTACAGACGCACCAAAACCTGTAAATGAGGTTCCTCTAGCCGATATTTTCATGTCACCATTAATTATCATATTTCGATTACTTAGAGCCGTTTCGGAGGCACTGGCTAAACTGGCTAATTCTGCGGCTTTACTCATTATTCTGCCTCCAATGCTGTGATGCGAGTCTTAAGAGACTCAATTACTGTTTGTTGTTCTTGGATAGCCTTGAAAGCAACAGCAACTAAAGAGCCGTAATTAAGACAGAGTTGTTTTTCTGGGTCGCCAGAAACAACTTCTGGTATAATTTCTTCCACCTCTTGAGCAATCAGGCCAATGTGGTCACCAGA